AGTTCCATTCCAAGATTCTGTTTGTCCTGTTGGAGTTGGATTTCCTGATATAACTAATGCAGCTGTTTGACTTCCAGTTCCTGTTGTACTTGATCTTCCTATATTTAAATCATTTACTTCTGTCCAGCTAGTTCCATTATAAGATTCTGTATTAGTTAAAGCCCCATCTGAAAAACCACCCATAACAATAGCAGCTGTATTTGATCCTGCTGATCCTGGTGTACTTCCTCTAGCTAAATTTAAATTTCCACCTGTAGCCCAAGCACTTATTTCAGGACCAATTGAAAGTTTTAAAGTATCAGATGTTGTATTATACCAAACTTGACCTTCAATAGGATTTGCTGGATCTGATGAAAAGTTTTGAACACCTGTTCCTTTTATTTCTTTGTATGTTGTCATAATTTATATCCTTATTTATTCTGTTAATATTATATCGGCAGGTCTTTCACTTTGTGCTTTTTCTTCTTCAGATAAAGCGTCCCACACAGTTTGTGCTAAAGTAATTTCAGCATCAATAATTGCTTGTGCTTCAGCTACTGTTTTTGGTGTACCTAATACTTTACTAATCCAAAGATTTGCATTTTTGTTATGTGCTGGTACTTGCCAAACATTACCTGGAAAACTTGAAAAACTAATTTTTCTAGATTCACTATGTTCAATAAATCCTTTTCCCCAGTTTTCAGCTACGCAATATTGTTTAGTTTTATGTGCCATAATTTATCTCCTTATTTATTTTTTAATAACCAACCTTGAGTTCCATCAACATATACTAAAGTGTTAGCTGCTCTCTCTACTGAAACTGTTAAATCAGATGCAGCACCTTGAATAGGTTGAGAATTTCTACCAATTGTTAAAGCATTAGAATCAAATGTTCCTGCATAATCTATAAAAGATACTTCATCTCCAATTGAAGGAGATGCTGGAAGTGTCATTGTAAAAGCACCAGATGTTGTATTTATAAAATAACCTTCACCTGCAACTGCTGTAAAACCAGTAGTTTTAACTGTTTGCCAATCTGTTCCACCACCTGCTGCGTCTGCAAAAGTAGGTACTGCACCAGCACCAGCACTTGTTAAAACTTGTCCTGCACTACCTGTTGCTACTGCAACTGGGTTTCCAGATGTATCATATGAAATTAAATTTCCATCTGTACCTGAAGCCATTTTGGCTAATGTGATTGCGTCATCAGCTACTTTTCCAGTAGCGATACTTCCATCAACTAGTTGTGATGCATTAATTATTTTGTTTGTTAGAGTTTGACTATCATTCAAAGTAACAATTGATGAAGATAATCTTGCATCAGGTACTGTACCTGTTCCTAAGTTAGAAGCGTTTAAATCTGTTAATGATGCACCATTACCAGAAAAAGATGTAGCTGTAGCTGCACCAGTAAAATTAATTGTTCCAGTTCCATTAATAGTTTGAGAATTTAAATCTAAATTACCACCTAATTGAGGTGTTGTATCATCTACAACATTTGCAAGACCAGGAGCTATAGTTTCCCAAGAACTTCCATCATAATATTTAAGATTATTATCAGTAGTATTAAAGTTTAAATCTCCTTCATCTAAACTTGTTGTTGGATCTGAACTACTTACTCTATATCTTTCTGCAAAACTATTTACTCCAGTAATATTAGCGGCAGTTGTGTTCACATTTGCAATATTATTACCAACGGTATTAACATTAGTAATATTTGTTGCAACAGTTCCAATAGTATCTGATCCACTTAAATCTGAAGCTACAGTTCCAATATCAGTTGCATCACCTGCTACCAAATTAACATTTGATATATCTCCACCAACTGCATTTACATTTGATATGTTAGAGCTTACAGTATTAATATTTGATGAATTGTTAGCAACACTATTAATATTAGTAGTATTGTTTGAAACAGCTGTAACATCACCTGATATTGATGCTACTGTATTAACTTCTGTTGCGATAGGAACTAATCTTACAAAAGTATAAGTATTTAATGTAGAAGTTGTTTCAACTAATAAACCATAAGCTGCTGTAATTGGTGAACCTATATTAGAAGGTATTCCAGTTATTGTAACAGCAGTAGCTCCTGTTGTAGTAGAATTTGTAGAAACTCCTGTTCCTGTATTATAAGTAAATCCTGTTAGGTCTGTAATAGATACAACTGTTCCAGCTCCGTCAGCAGGATCAGGATTAGTTGTAGGAAATTTTGTGTAATCTTGAATTGGAACAAATCCTCCAACATCATCTACTAGATCAATAATTCTATTTGATATAGCAGCTGTAGTTGCAATGTAAGAATCACTATCTGACCAAACTTGACCTGAATTAATTGTTTCAGAACTATCTACATTGTAAAATCTATTATTTGCAGCAGCAGTTGTAAAAATAGTATTATCATCTGGTGTACTTCCAGATTGCTCAGAAGAAGTTATTAAAACAGCATCTGCAATCTTATCAACTGTAACTGCATCACTTGCAATCTTAGCTGAAGATATATTACCATCTGCTATCTTAGCAGTAGTAACTTGCGAATCTCCTATTTTAGCAGTTGTAATATTAGAATCTAAAATCTTAGCAGTTGTTATATTATTATCTGCAATTTTTGCAGTAGTTACATTATCATCTGCTATTTTAGCAGTTGTAACATTTGCATCTAAAATTTTAGCAGAAGTAATTTGTGAATCTCCAATACTAATAGTATCTATAGAACCATCAACATAGTGTTCACTATCAATACTATTATCAGCAATTTTTGATCCATCTACTGAATCTGCACCTAATTTAGAATTAGTAATTGCACTATTATTTATTTTTGCTGTAGTTATATTTGCATCAACAATTTTTACTGTCGTTATAGAATTGTCATTAATTTTAGCAGTAGTAACTGCACTATCTATTAATTTGTTTGTTGTTACGCTATCATTTATAATTGAATTTGTTGAAACACTACTATCTGCAAGTTTGTCTGCTGTAACAGCATCATCTGCAAGTTTAGCAGTAGTAACAGATCCATCTGCTAAAGTAATAGTTCCTATAACACCAGTTGGAATAGAATTATTTGTTTTTGATAAAGCACCAATATAAACATTTGAAATAACTTCATTAGATAATGATCCACTATCCCAAGTTACATTAATTGTTGTGTTTGTTGAAAATGATGAACTAGAAATAGTTCCATAAATTGTTCCAGGTGTACTAGCTGTTAATTTAATTCTTCTGCCTTCATGATAAATTGCCGATACATCAACACCATCAATTGTAAAAGAAGTAGCTGAAACATAAGTTGCTACATAAGCTTTATCGCCATCCCCATATTCCACCCATTGAGAATCATTAAACCATTCTCTAGTATTTTTCATTAATGCTCTAATTGCATTATTAAGATTTGAAGGAAGCATACCTTCAGCAACACTTATACCATTTAAATCTAAATTATTTGCTTGTGTTGTTGAGTAATTTTTTATACCTGCCATAATTTAATCTCCTATAAACCAAGAATATGCTTTATTACTTTCTTGATTTTTTTCGTTTATTAATGAATTAATTGCTTCTTCAATTTGTCTTTGAAAAAATTCTTGTGTCTCCATAGAATATCTAACATTATCAATATCAGTTCTATCTGTCATTTATCTTAATCCTGCTCTTGCCGCAATTAGGTCAACCCCTTGTGCGTCTTTCCAAGCACCACCACTTGGAATTTTTACATTTACTTTAACGTATCTTCCAGATTGTCTTACTGGATTAACACCTGTTGAATTCATAGTTGATACAGTTGAAACAGTAGGATTATCTGCAAGTTTATCTTTAGTAGAAATTGTAACTGTTGCTTCTGCATCTACAATTGGTCTTACACTTATTATAGACGATCTTAGTCCTGGATACAACTCTAATTCTGTAGTTTCTATCTCTCCTATGCTTTCAGTTCCTGAAAAAATAGCTGCGTTATAATTATTATCTATAGCACCTAATAGTAATTGTCCACCATTCCAAAAAGCCGTATCTAAAGAAATATTAATTTGATCTAAGTTTTCAGAAATAAGATCCATTAATTCTACTGTATAAGCTCCTACAAACTGAGGAAATATTGAACTTGCATTAGCATCAGAAGTTGACCATTTTTTTGTTGCATAGTTATAAATAATAATTTTATCACATATACCAGTAGTATTAGATGTGTTTGAAGCTGAAGGATATAACCACATAGCTAATTGATTAAAGGGATCAACTGCTGCACAAATTCTATCGCTAAAACCTTTGTTTAAATCAATATCAAAAAATCTATTTACTTTTTCAGCACCTATTGAAACAACTTGATCTCCATTTAATTCAAAAAATCCATCATCACTATAAAAAAATACCCTTCTATTATCTTGGCAAATTGTTCTTCCATAAACAGCTCCTCTATTAGGTGAGATTACTGATAGTCTAAATACTGTTGCACCACCAACATAGTCTAAACGAATTATTTGGTTTTGTCTGAATACATAAGAAATCTCTCCAGATGTTATACCAACAATTTGCCCACCTGATCCTGGTAAATCTTGAAAGTCTGATTGTTTTGTTCCAGGAGTCCATTCAGAAACATCATTTATTCCTGACCATTGTATTCTATTTGATCCTGTTGATAAATTTCCTGTAATTAAAAAATCTCTAATAACACCTGATGTTTTAAAAGTTGGAACGTTTGCAGCTATTGAAGTAAAGGCTGCAAAATTTGTAGATGTACCCATTAAATAATATTGAGGAACATCAATACCGTTACTTGCTATGACATAATTACCGAATTGAGTAAATGTCCAAAAATCTGTATCACCACCTGTAAATCCAGATGCTCTTGAAACAAATCCACCACCTGTTAATTCATATATATTTGTATTTGTTGCTACAAAATTATAAACGTTATTAGAGTTATCTCTAAAAGAACTTGCTCCTCTTGAATCTGATACTGTACTATTTGTAGAATAATTTACTAATGAAGGAAATCTTTTATAAGAATTTAATGCGTAATAAACATTGTTAGCAACGTTAGCTCCAGGATTATTATGTTCTGGTTGGTCAGGCAACCATTCTCCAAAAGGTATTTGCATTAATATTCCTTAACCGTTATTATTTGTAGCATAATAATTTTTATCATTAAATGCACCTGCTACTGTTACATCTGATTGTTGTTGCAATGGAGCATTTCCATAAGCATCTTCTCTATCATTTCTCTCAAGTCTTTCAAGAGCTGTTTGATACATTTTTTCCCATTGCCCAGCTTGATTAGGTTCAATACCACCTAAAAAATTTGAAGCATGATATAATGAACCATATAAATAAATTGCTGGATGATTTGTTAAAATATAATTAGTTGAATTTGTTGATGATAATCCAGGAAACTGTTTATAATAATTTAAATAAAGTGTGTAATCACTATCAGGGATAGGAGCAAATCTAATATTATCTCCTAAGATTGTATAGCTTGATGGTTGTCCAGAAGTTGAACCACCTTTAATTTGATCCATTTGAGCTGGAGTTAAATAAGTTAAAGCATATTTAGTTCCACCATTTAAAATATACATATCTCTTACTTGTAAAAAATCAGATGGTAAAGGTGATGTTTCACCATTAAGAGTGATAGTTGTTTGATCTATCATTTTTCTAATTCTTAATTTAGAGTTAAAATCTTTTTCTGCCAAGACAATAAAATCTTGAGAAATTTCATTTGTTAAATCTGTTCTGTTTAACCAATTTGCTAATGATGCTTGTAAATCCGTATAGTTATTTAATGCCATTATAATTTTCCTTCAGCAGTTTTAAAATATCTAAATTCGCTGCTATTTAATTTTTGTTTTAATATTTTTTTTTGAACTTCTGGTGGAAGTGCAAACCAATTACTATCACCATTATACTCATTTGCCCACACACTTAAAGCAATAGTTGGAATACTGGCTACTCTTTTCAAATCTCTTGATTTAGAATAGCCATCATTCAAATTTAATAATTCTTTATTGTGTTTTAGGTGTGAATCAATATTAACTTCTTCTTTAACTGCAATTTTACCTTCCATGTCATCTTTCATGTAAGTTGTTTTTTGCAATCCGTCTAAAATTATATCTTTTTTCATCTGCCTTGACCTTTATATCTTGTTTGTCTTTTTTGTCTTTTCTCTGATTTGTTCTGAGATTTTTTATGCTTACCAGGTCTTTTAGGTGGTTTAGCTCTTGGAACAAAATGAGTGAACTTTTGTTTAGCCATATTAGCCAGACATTTCAGTAACTGAAACTTCAGCAGTACCTATCACAGCAACTTTTTCACCAGGTGAAACTTTAAAAATTTCAGGTTGGTCAGCAGGAACAAATATACTTGCAGATCCAGCAGTAGCTGAAGCAGTTGGTGCAGAACCAAATAAAATATGAATGTCAGCAGGTGTTGCTATTCTTACATATTCAGTTTGAGAACCAAATGCAGCAGATGCTACAGATGAACCTGAAGTTGTTAAGCTTTGATGTGTAGTAGGTCTTAATCCGTAATTAAAACTCATAGTTTTTCTCCTAATTAATTATGGGGGAAATACCGCTAGGCAAGATCCCCCAAATGTTATTATCTTCTTATTACAAAAGTTACAACTGCTTTTGAAGTATTAGAAGATCCACCGTCTGTAATCATTTCGATAGATCCACCTTCAACAACAGTATTATTTCCAGTTGGTGCAGCTGTATCAATAGCACCAGCAGAGCCAGAAGCTACGATAGATATTCCACCACCTGTAACTGCTGTACCACCGATTTCAAAAGAAAGTGCGGCAGTTCCTGTAATAGTTGCTTGATTAGCAGTTAAAATTTTTACAATTTTTCCGCCATCAGGTATTGCAACAAAAGTTGATGAAGCAGTTGAAACATCTTCAATTTCAGCTGTTATAAAATAGTCGTTTAGTGTTCTCATGTTTTTATCCTTTATTTGCTTCGTTCCGTCATTGACTTCAAAGACCAAACAAAATTGTTAGTTTAATATGATGGGGGATTTCTCCCCCACCAAAAGTATTTATTATGAAGTAGTTAGGTCTGTTACCATTCCACTTGATTTTTCATTTCTTGACTCAAGAGTGTACTCAGCTACCATAAATCTCTGATCTGCATCTTTAGTTTGTGCAGGAGTTTGTAGAGAGAAATCTCTTAGGAAAGAAACTGCAAAGTAATCCATCTCTAAGATAAGAGCATCTTGACCTACTTTTGCAGCAGTACCATTAGCACCTCTAATGAATCTGTTTGGAGCTACTTGCATAGTTCCGAAATCTGACTCATATACATCAATAGAAGTAATTAATCTTCTATCTTCAGCAGCGTCAAATCTTGTAGATCCACCAGTAAAGCCTGATAGTTTTTGTTTATTGAAAGCACCAACCATAATCATGTTAGGGTTTCCGCCTTGATTATAACAATCTCTCAAAACACCTTTTAACTGATCTTCAGTAAAAGCTCTTTGAGTACCATCTACTCTAGCAGCACCGTTACCAGCACCAGATCCACCAGCACCTGCGTCAACGTTAGTTTCGATCCAAGTTTGGACTCCACCTAAAGTTCTAGCAGTTGTAGCGTCACCAGCTGCTTTTGCAACGTTAGATAAAAGAGCAGTTTCCATATCTCTTTTTAATTCTTTCGCAGCTTTAGCTACTTGGTAAGCTAACTCATTATTTCTTCCAGCAGAAGTTACAGCATCATTAGTTCCTGATACTTGAATTCCTTTAGTAGAAATTTGAGTGTAGTTAGTTTCTTTTGAAGTTGCAGCAAGAGTTTCATAAGCAATGTCATCTCCCTCAACTGCAGCGTTAGCAGCAACATCAGCTAATGCATCTGTTTGCCATTGGTGTGTAGTGTTTGTTGCTTTATTTTTTGCAACGCCAGACATAAATGGAGTTTCTGTAGGACTTATGTTATAGATAATGTCCGCTAGATCTTCTCTTATTCCGACTGTTTGGTACGTTTGATATGTAGCCATTTTTTTTCTCCGTTAGGTTATTGTTTATAGATAACGCATCAGTAATTCTGTTGCATCTTTTGTGCTTCCAGACTTCCTTAACGTTTTAATCTTATTCAACCTAGATTGACCATCCATATCTTCTTTAGTGCTTTTAACGCCAGACTTAACAAATTTAGATGGTTTAACTTTTTTACTTACTAAATTGGGTTTAGTCGCATTAGCTTTCATTCCATCCATAATCACATCAAAATATCTTGAATCATAAATTCTTGCGACATCCTCATTTGAGAATCCTTTAGAACTTAAATAATTCATAATATTTGACTTTACTGAAGTACCTTTAATTGGATCAGCAAGTTCAGGATGTTTTAAATGAAGTTTTTTTTGTTCTTCTCTTAATATTTCCTGGAACTGAGAATTTTGATGATCTCTCAGTTTTTGCTGTGCTTGTTGTATCGTTTGTTTTCGTTTCTGAATCTTACGATCAACTCTAGCAGCTTCAGTTGGATCTTCATCCCAAAGAGCATCAAGCTCCTTAGAATTCATATCATTGTTAATCTCAGCATTTAAAGTCGCAACTAATGAATTTAAATTGTCGATCTTTGTCGAATACTGATTTTTCAAACGATCTTCCGCAGATTTTAGCTCTCTTTTTTCAATTGCTATTTCTTCGGTTTTTCGTCTGTAGTCGGCATCTTTTTGATAACCTGCTTTTAATTCGTCAAGGTCAACATCAATCTTTTCACCATTTATAATAACCTGGTGTAGATCAGTTTCTTGTTCTTCAATTGCATTTTCATCTTCTGATGCTTGTTCTTCATCAGAAACTTCCAAAATTTCTTCTGGTTGAGTTTCAGGTTGTTGTTCAACTTCAGATTCTGCTTTTACAGTTTCTTTTGGTTCAACTGGTGTTGCTTCTACTTCAGTTTTTTTGATAACTCCTTTAGAGTCCATTAAACCTTCAATAGATTTTGCAGCACCTTGTACTGAAGCATTGTTCAGTAATGGGTTTCCGTCAGACATTTAGTCCTCCTATGTTAAGCTGTCTTGCGACTTGGCTTATTCTAACCATTGTGGTTAAAATTTTGTGTTATTCTGTTGTTTCCTAAAATCCTCAAGCTGTCTAGCTGCAAGTTTTCCAGTTTCAATAATTGTATGTAAGTGTTGTTCCACTTTACCTACAACATTATAAGCAATCCAAAGTTTTTCTCTGGTATCACTTTCTTTAGCACCTGTTTTTTCAAGAAGTGCTTCAGAATAAATTTTTTTAAGAGCTTCTATACTCTCTTGAAAAAGTTTACTCTCCAATATTTGTTTGGCTTCGTTGGATCGGCTGATTTCCACCGCCCTGTCCGCCTGGTCTTTGATTTGCATTTAATCCTTGTACTTGTTTTTGAAACATATTAGCCGATTTTGTTGCTTGGTCAAGAATTTTACCTTCTTCGGCAATCATAATTTTGTCTAAATCAGCATCTGCTTTAATTTTTGCTGTATCAATCTGTGTATTATATTTTAAAGCCATTTCTTTTACTTTTGCTTCAAAATCTAAAGTCATAGCTTGAGTTTTTTGTTCTAATTCTTTGTATTGTAATTCAATATCAGCAATTTTTCTCTTATTCTCAGCATCAATTCTAGTAAATTCTATCTTCTCAATAGGAGATGGTTCAGGTGGTTGTGGTGGTGGCATCATTTGTTTACCAATATCAGGATCAACAAAATAACTTTCTACATTTTTAAGTCCTGCGTTCTCAACAACTTTGCTTAAAGTATTATAGATATTCTTTAATGTTACCATTGGCATTTCTTTTCCGCCTTGTAATTGGAAAGCTTGTATTTGTCTTTCAAGAATACTGTTTAACATAATTGTTTGTTGTTCTTTAGAACCAGTTCCAAGTCCTACAACGATTGAAATATTAAATCTATCTTTCCATTCTGTTGGTTTAATAGGAATGTATTGGTTGTTAAGCATAATAATTTTTTCTTTATCTTGATACTTAACCATTAGTTCAAATATTTTTCTAAATAAATCTTTAACTCCTGTTTCTGCAAAGACTCTTGCTATCAATTCTGATCTCATTTGTGTTTGCGTCATCAACGCATTTACACCTGTTGCAGTTTTAGAATTTAAACTATCTGCATCTAATCCTTGAGAAGACTTTGTTACACCAGTTCTTGCTTCTCTAACTGTATCTAAATAATTTAATAAAGGAAAAGCTTGTTGTGAAATTGGTTGAGCTTGTAAAGGTTGCATAACTTGATTTGGTGGTTGCTTAGTTCTTACTACTCCACCTGGTCTAGTTGTTAAAAGATCATCCATGTTTACCATACCATCCATGATCGCAACTCTGTTGTTGTTAGTTAAATACATATTGTCTAACAACTGACGCATTACAGTTGACTTCATTAACTGAACATCCTCAACTAACTCTGAAACTGATCTTCCATAAAATCTGTGTGGCATTGGAATAGGAGTAACTGTTACAAACGGAACACTATCACAAGGCATATTTTCTAAAATTGTAGAACCGTCATCTCCAGCAGAAACAATTTTTCTAAGTTCTGCAATACCATCTCCATCATAATCGTATTTAACATAGCATTCATAAATTAAAACTTTTTCTGTAGATTCATCTGTTGCATTATCAACTGGATATTCATCTATATCTCTTTGTCTTGTAATTTCTTCGTTGTTGTAAATATCTAATTCTGATTTAGGTAAATCTTTAACTTCATCTTCTGGATAACCCATAGAAATTAAATCTGACCTTGTTACTAAAACTTTATGTGCAACAAAATCAGCTTCTTCAATTGTCTTTGCGTTTCTATCAATTAAAAATTCTTCAGGTGGAACACTTTCAATTTTTACTTTACCTGTTCTTTTAGTTCTTTTAATTCTGCAATTATATAAAGTAAATTTTGGAACTTGCATATTTTCAATTGCAGGATTTCCTTGAGCTTCATATTCAGCGACTACTTTTTCAAATTCTTGTTTAGCAGCTTCATCTTCAATTTCTTCTTCTTCAATAAACTCTATTTCATCTTTGCTATCTTCTAAAGCTTCCTTGTCTTCCAAAGATAAATTTTCATAAGTTTCATATTCTACTGTTTCATTATCATCCCAATAAATTTTTAAGAAACCATTCTTTTCAATTAAAGCATCTTTGAAGAAATTATATAATAATTGAAAACCATTATTGTCTTTGTAAAAGACATGATTTAAATAAGCTGTAGCTTGTTCTGCCATAGGCACATCTTCACCTGTAACAGGTTCACATCTAACTACCTTATCACTTGCTGTAAATACTCTTAATAAATTTGGTAAGATACTTTCAATCGTATCAGATACATCAGTTGATACCACTTGTGAACGACCATCTATTTCTGTTCCAAGTTTTTCACCTAAATAATATTCTAAAGATTTTCTTCTTGATTCTGAAAGTTGACCACCTAAAAAACCTAAAGCATTTTCTATTTGATTTCCAAGTAATGATTGTAATTTAAAATCGGATTCTTTTTTTTTTTTCTTCATATTAAATTATATAATTTGTGTTAACATAAACTTCTTTTTTCCAGTCAGTCATTTTACCACCAACAAAAGTACATCCATATCTAAAAGCATCAGAAGGGTGACTTGCAAAATTATGAATCGGTCTGTTTTTAAAACATTGATTCTTATCATCCCACTTTTTTTGGTATGCTTTTAATGCCTCAAATCCTTTGTAAGTATTTTTCTTATCAAAGTAACAATTTGGCAAAGCCTTTCTAACGGATTCAATTCCATCTTCAATAGAAAGTTTAGGTGCAATATCAAAAGAGATACCAAGCTCTAAAGCAGATTCCAATCTTGATTTTCCAAATGCTCCTAATTCTCTAACTTTTATATCATGTGGAGCTATATGTCTATCATATTTATAAGGTTTGCTTTCCAATAGATCAGCATAGAAGTCAAGACCCTCTCCTGATGATTCTTCATAATCAATAACTCTAATTTCATCTCCATGCTTTTGGACAAACCATATTGCTGTAGAATCTTTAAGACCTAAATCCCACCATGTTTCTGTTTTTAAATTAGGATCATAAGGAACATCTGTTACTTTTCCTGTTTTTTCTAATTCCTCAATAATAGCACCATAATATGATCCAGTAATTGCTGCTTGAAATGAACATTCAAATTCTTGTTCATATAAGTCTTCTGACATCATTTGTCTTGCAGCTTCCAATTCCTCTGGATCTAAAATATTAGTTTGAGATGATTTGTATAATCCTGCATACCAATTTTTATTTTGTTTAGCTTCCTGATATAATTGAAAAAAATAATTTCTTCCTTTTGGAGTTCCTATAAATACACACCAACCCTTTCGGTCTGCCAATGCAGGTCTTATAACCTCAGGAAAGATTGTTGGTTTGATAGACTGAGTTTCGTCAAAAACACATCCATCTAAAAATATACCTCTTAAGGCTTGATCGTTTTCAGCTCCAAGAATTGTAATCCTTGCACCATTTAAAAGATCACATCTTAATTCTGATTCATTAAATTTAGTTCCAGGAATTTTTCCAGCAAATTGTTTTATGTAGTCCCATGCTGTAGATTTACCCTGTTTAAATGTAGGACTTATGAATGCGTATCTTGGGTTTGGCAAAGAACAAGTAAGTGCTGCTTTAATCATGTGATTAATCATCATTACTGTCTTTCCAGCTCTCCTGTGCAAAACAAGCACACTAAATCGGTGCTTATCAATTTTTTTATGCAAAAAATTTTGTAATTCTCTTGGCTTATATGGAATGACAATTTGTTTCATTTTAAAATAAACCCCCCCTAATGAATAGTTTGATTGAAAGGATAATTTAATGGAGTAATTCCTAATTCTTCTACCATATATTCACTAAAATCCCTAGCGTCATCTAAGTTTTCGAAACCATCAAAATGTATTATTACAGAATTACTTGTTTCTGAAACAACAACAATAGCATTTATTTTGAATTTATCTTTATCTAACATTGGCGGCTTCTTGTTTAACTGTGTATACCTCCTAACGTTATTAACGCAAGGCAAATTTTTAAATCAGGTGACCGCCTTTTTTGACCCCCCTAGCTTTTTTTATAGCTTTTTAATACTCAATTTTTAGTTATTACTGATAATCATCTATTAGCGGTACATCTTAGCAAGTGATTATTAATCAAGTAGGCATAAGCTCACTTAGATTTTATTTTTTTTTGGCCTATATAGAGTATAGGCAACTATTCATTAGAAAGTTCAAAGAATTTCTATACTTATTTAAAAGCATAAAGAATTAATATTGATTTAATTGATTTATTATTGATTAGTCCTTAGACCATTTGACAACTAGCGGTTGACCATCAGCATTTGCTAAGCTTATTTTTTGTGCATTGTCGTTGTATTTTGGCAACAATTTAGAAGCTTTCCATTTAGTAAGGGCTACAGCTTCTTTAAGTAAATGAGATGTTGCAAGGTCACCCTTGCCATTAGCTTTAAAATCTTCAATCATGTTCTTTAATTCTGTTTGACTTTCACTTAATAGATAATCAACGCCATCTTGCTTTGCCAGTTCATATTCCTGTCTAACTTTGGGCTTTTTGTGGCATAATTTCCTGAAACCTTCCCAGCTTAAATTCAAATCTTTTAGAATTGTTTTTATACCGTTACCAATGGCCAGTTCACTA